AATCCGTCCTCCGCAACCAAATACCGATTTTATCGACATTCCGAGCCACTTTTTAAAATGCTTAAATTATTCTGAAATTGAGTTTATTAAAATTTCGATAGTTTCTTGAGATTTTTTAACGTTTGCAGTAATGTATTTTTGAGTTGTAATTATATTTGTATGCCCTAGTGTAAAAGATACTTGCTCGATAGGAATTTTAAGATAATTTATTGAATAAGTGCCGATTAAATGCCTTATATCGTGCAATCTTATCTTTGGTAGATTATTACGTTTAAGAAGTGAAGCCCAGCTTTTACGTAAATCTTTAAATTTATCATCTGTCATCGGATTAATAAAGACATAATCATTAAGACGTTTTTGCTCTTTAGCTACTATATATCTTTTATAAAGCCTAGAGTATAGCTCATCACTCATCTTATAGATCATATCTCTTTTAGCCTTGTTAATCTTAAAAGGGATAGTATATGTCCTTGTTTTAAAGTTTATATCACTAAATTTAAGGCTTAATACTTCATTTTTACGCCTGCCGTGAAGTAAGAAAAAGAATATATCAGAATTTGGATCAATATTTTCACAAATAGCTTTAATAAAGCGTTTTTGAATAGCTATTGAATAATCAAAGTATCTTTTATTGTCAAATTTTGGTAGCTCAATAAAATCACAAGGATTTTTATTTATTAACTCCAGTTTTATACCAAGCTTAAAAATAACTTTAAGCTTAGCAACAATATTCTTAATTGTCTTTATCTTGTATTCTTGTTTTATTAGATTATTACAAAACTTTTGAATATCAATAAAATTTATCTCTTTTATATCCCTTAAGCCAAGAGAGTTTTTAAAATGCTTGTTGTATGTAGCAATATCACTTCTAAGCGTTGATGGGCTTAAAATAAGCTCGTAATAGCTAATATAATTATTAAAAAGCTCATTTAAAGACATTTTAAAACTCATTACAAATCAAAAATCTATCTACAAAGCTATCAATATCAGGGGCGTTTAGATCGTGCTTTTCGTGATAGTGTGTAAAGTTGTCTAAATTGCGATCATGCATTAAATTTTCAACATAGGCTAAATGCTGAATATTTACATCACCGCCCAAGCTTTGATAATAATTTACTAGCTCATAATCTCGCATTTTACTTACTGGCTTAACTCTTTTTTCGGTTTTAAACAGCTCATCACAAATTTTTAAAATTTGCTTTTGTTTTAAGGTATTACCAAAATTCTTTATTTCATCGCTTGCGTTTTCATCGTTACGGCCATCAATTTTTAATCTATCGTAAAAATTCATAAGCCTACCGCTTATGTAATGCTCGAGCCTGCCATTTAAATAAATGATCTCTTCTTTGTTAAAAGGCAAATTTATATATATGTAATCATCTTTTTTATTCCACTCAATTATCGCCCTATAATCATTTGTTAAATCATTTAAATGATAAAAATCCTGCATTGAACTAATAAAATTTATCTTTCTATACACCCATAAAGGCACTTTAGTGCGAGAGCTTAAAAAACGTCTTACCTTATGTTTTACATACCACGCAGAAAGCTCGTCAAAATCCTGCGTTTCTTTTAAATTTATGAAAGTTTTTTGAATATATTTCATTACGTAGCCACTAGGATTATTTATTGAAGTTTGAAAGCCGTTTAATTCGCCGTTTTTCTCTTGATCGCTTGTAATTGCATTTGTCTTTAAATTTTGTGGAGCATAAAAAATACTCATATAAATTCTTTTCATAAAATCTAACGTGTAAGCTGGAACGTAAAATAAAGCGTGGATATGTGGCACGCCGTCTTTTTTATGTGGCTCAAAGCATCTTATATAACTTCGATCTATTTTTTTAAATCTTCTTGAATATCGCATAATAAATAAATGCCATTGATGATTAAGAACAGCCACAAGATCAGAGATAGTCAAAGGGGCTAAATTTTTAGCCTTATACTTAACTTCATCGGGCAAATACTTGTAATCAATAGCCTTAAATTTAGAGTAATCACCATTTAAAGCACCCCTAAAACAGCCGTTTAATGTAATAGTTAAAAAAACTGGCACTTGAAAGTAATCAATCGCGAAAGAGCTAAAAACATTAACACGATTTGAAACTTCAGCATAATATTTAGGGCTAAAGTTTGCTGACATTGAAATATCAAGCAAATTTCTAACCTGCCCTAAACCATTGACAAAAGAAAAAGAGCGCATATACTCCCTTTGGCTATCAAGCTTTGCTTGACAAAGCTCAACATCATAGGGCGAAACACCGTATAAATTCCCTGCTCGCATAGTCACTTCCTTAAAGGTAACAATTTTTTATAAATTTGACAAGAGCCACCATTTGGCGGACTTCGTCCGCACAAATGGTTGGCTTTTTGGCTACGCCAAAACACACTTAGGCGAAAGGGGGCTTTTATGACCAAGCTGGCTCGTTTGTTGCACGGCTCGAAAAGGCTGGACAAACTAAAAAGCTTACTACTCGCCTTTTGTAGGGGAAATCCCCTACACCCCTTAAAACATTAAATAATTTGAATTGTGAGAGTTAGAACAGAGTTAATCTCGCTGTCTTGCTCTACTGAAAAAAGATACTTTAAAAGCCAAATATCTTTTAAAACTGGCACGCCGTTACGTTGCTTAGAAGTAGTCTTTTTATTTATGCCACTAAGAACTAAAACGTCGCCACGCTTTAAAGAATATGAACTTTTAAGCTCTTTCTTTGAAACAATGGGCGTTAAAGATGAACTTTGAGAGAGAATATCTTCAAGGATTAAATGTAAGTCAAAATCAATGTGATCGGATAAAATTATAGGCTTTAAGTTAATTTTTAAACCAATGTCTTTGTATTCATAACTATCGGTCTTTTGGTAATTAACGTTTGAAATATCAGTTTTTGAAACAAGATAAGGGATATTCTGGACTGAACTAAAATAAACTTCAGTGTAATTTTTAGCTGTCAAGACTGGTGAAGATATAATTTTTGTAATGCCGTTTGTATCAAGAAAATTTAATATGCCAAAAAATGCACTATCATCGTTTTTAATGACGTTTGAATTAGTAATGTAAGGGGAAGTAATTAAATTTATGTAATAGGCTAAATCGCCGTGATTAAGTGGCTTAAGCAAGCCCTGTAAATTTGTGCCTAAATCTTTTATATCCTTTAAATTTGTTTCTGTAATTGTAAGCTTAAATGTTACTTGCTCTAAGCTTTTATCTATCTTAGCGATAGCGTCTTTAACTTGATCAAAAATATAATCATCAGCTCTAAAAAAAACAGAGTTTGAAGCAGTTGCATAGGTAGCATTTAAATCAAACTGACTAAGAATTTTATTGACATCTTCAACAACATAATTTTTAAGGTCAATTCGCCTAAGATCATAATCAGGCAATTTTTGAGAGCTTACATAGTAGAAATTATCTTTTTTGTATAAGTATAAATTCTTTGCTTCAAGCATCTTTCTAAACATCGAAATCGTTATTTTTACTTCGTCTTGATAGATAAAATAGTATTCACCTTGATGAATACTCTCATCGGTTACGATAGCTATATTATTAGCCTTGCTTGTAAGACGTGCGAAATCTAAAAGATCAGTGTAAATTTCAGCAGAAAAAAGGCTATTTAATAGCAGACAAGGAAGAATTAGGAATTTGATTAAACTTTTCATCGGAAACACCTTTGTTATTTTTTTGGATTAAATTTGCAAAAACTGGCTTGTCAAATACATAGTAATACTTGACAAGCTCATTAGTTTTTGGCTCGAAATAAAAATATAATGGCTTATGGGTTGAAGAAATGTAAGTGATTAATGAAAATGGATATAAGCGGTAATCATCATCAAAATGGCAATTATTATTAAGGCAAGTAATATCATAAATGTAAATTTCAGGAATATCAATATTATTATTTTTAGGCTTTTTATCATCAGAGAATAAATTTAAATTTTTAGGTTGCTCAAAAACTGGAGCAGGAATTTTGTTTTCAATAAGTGCAACATCTTTATCAGGCTTTTCAACTTCGAACATCGACATAACAATAAAATAAAAATAAAGTAAAAGAAATATGAAAACTAATACAGCTAAAAGAAAATAAAAACGAACAAATGATTTTTTATTTGAGCTTTGGCCAGAATGATATAAATTGAATACTTCTTCAAGAAATGGAATATTGATAATTTCTAGTTGATCTTTTTTATATAGCCTAAAGCTGGCATATACTTCATAACGAAATTTTTTTGAAAATAACCTACGTGAGCTATCAACAGCCCTATAAAATTTCTCGGCAATGCGTTTATATTCATTATTTACGAGCGTTAAATCTTGGGTAATTAAATAAATGTCTTGGTATAAATGGCGATGATATGTAAGCCACCAAACTAAAATTTCGTCTTTTTGATTTTTAAAGAAGTTATGGCACTCGTCAAGGACGAATACACAACCATATAAATTTAACTCTTTAGCTTTTTCGTTTACTTCGTTATCAGTTGCACCAGTCTTATAAAGAGCGTATAAATTTCTTAAACCCAAATAAAATTCATCAAAGTCAAACTTTTTAAATTTATCACATAGCTCGAACTTAAATTCATTAATGTTTGTATAACAAAATGAATAATTTGGCTTTTCTTTTGGCTTAACAAATTTAGTCAAAAATGTCTTCTTTGGCTCATAAAGAAAGAGACGGTAAATCATAAATACGGCGTAATAAGTCTTACCACTTCCAGGGTTACCAACCAAATACGTAATCATTTTTACAACTTCGCAATAATAAAAGAAAGTAAAGTATCTCTGGCATTTTTAAAAACAAAAATACCTATCTTTGTAGCATAGATCACAAAGAAACTCAACAATACAGGCGAAAAAATGGTAAAAACATCACAAAGAGCATTCCAAGCACCAAGAGATTTTAAAACCATCATAGAAGTAGTAACAATCTTATCATTGCCAACCGAGAGATTATTAATATAATCAACAATGTAATTAAATTTAGTATAGATGAAATTTAAAATAACCAGAACAGAAGCAACATAAGCAAGAATAGAAGCGAATAAAAGCCCATTAATAATAACCATTTTTGCAAAGGTTATACCACGAAGCACAAAATTAACAATCTTACCCCATTTAAAGAAACCAAATAAATTAACAATCATTGCAATAATTGCTGGCATACTCTACCCCTTTAAAATGTAAATAAAAAAAGCTTAATAGTGACTATCAAGAACAAAACAAAAAACACTACATAAAAGAAATAATAAAGAATTTGAGAAGCTGGCGAAATAATTTTACAAATATCAAAAGTTACATCTTTTTCAAAATATATCAAGTTAATTTTATAATTTAAGGGGCAAGTGCTAGGGATTGCGCTTTGATTAAATTTAGTCAAACCGCCATCTTTAATTTTAGAAATAGTATCATTTAAGCTATTTTTAAAATCTTGTGCTTGTGAAATAACACTATCCAAAGCACCCTTAAAATCTGAATTAAATTTATCAGCATCCTTTTCAAGATCGCCATAATCTAATTTTTGAGCTACGGCATCATCGCCCTTACCTTCTTCGCCTTTGCCGTCACCTTTTCCGTCTTCTTTGCCATCACCTTTATAATTTGGATTTGGCTTTGTTTCTACACCAGTCCCACCGCCACCACTAGAACCATTACCAGAAGAGCCACCACTATTATTATTAGAAGAGTTGCCACTCTCTGCGCTAGAGTTGTTTGAGTTTTCATTATTGTCCTTTTTATCAGGCTTAGGATTTTCTTTATCTTTATCGCTTGAATTTGTAGAATTATTATCTTTTTTCTTGTCTTTGTCTTTATCCTTATCATTCATACGAGATTTGAAACGAATAAAACTACCATCTTTACAAGTACCAATTTTAAAAGGTAAATCAAGTAAAAGAACACCAGGATCATAAGAAGAACCAAAACCAGAACAAGCACAACGCATTATTTGATCATCACTCAAAGCATTAGAACAATCAACACAACCACCCTGAGCCGTGCCATTTGAATAACCAAATTTATTTAAATTTTTATCTGAACAATCAGAATAACAAAGATTGTTTTCAATATCCCAAGACTGACCAGCTGGGCAAGCTGGAACACATTGCTTTAAAGAAGTGTTAAAATTCTCACCAGTGTTACAAGTAGTAAATTTAGAAATAGAATAACTTTCAACATAAGAAAAAGTAACATCTTTACAATCAGAACCACAACTAGATTTTCTATCAAAACAAGTATCGCCATCAGCGTCACCATTAAAACGGCAAAAAGCATCTTTTTTTTCAAAAGAAGAAAAGTAAGAATATAAAATTGAATTACTACTATCAAATTGAAAACCACCCCAAGAAACACCTAAAGAAAGATTAACATAATCAACAGAAGAACCATCAATTTGATAAACATCGTTATCTATTTTTATAAAACTGTCAAGTAACAATAAAGCATCAACAGAAGAATGAAAATCA